CTATGAACCACCACCACTGCCCAACGGTATTTTCAATCTGCTGTTCCGCAATGATGCCCTGGGATTTGCCAGCAACAACACCGGATATTTCTTCTACTTCAAACAAGGTGTATTGCAAAATCAAGATTTTAATCTAGCCGAGCGTATCCCCAATCGTACTGTGGATATCAACATTGAAGGTGTGAACAACGAAGATCGTTGGTTATTTCAACTGGACGATGTGGGCAATGTATCTGCTGAATGGAGATACGTAGAATCTGTGTATGCAGCGGCACAAGAACAATTGGCTCCAGATCAACGCAAATTGTTTTCTGTGACCAGTAGATCAAATGATCAGATCACACTGACATTTGGAGATGGTGTTTTCTCCAGTGCGCCGGTGGGATTATTCCGTTGTTATGTTCGCGCCAGTAACGGCCTCACATACATCATCAATCCCGACGAGATGCAGAGTGTGGTCATACCCATCAGTTATGTCAGTAGATCTGGCCAGTTACAGACTCTTACATTTACTTGTGGCATTACCACTCCAGTGAGTAATGCACAGGCACGAGAAACCCTGGACCAGATCAAACAACGAGCGCCGGCCAGATACTACACTCAGAATCGCATGGTGAATGGTGAAGACTACACCAACTTTCCATTCACTGCCTACAACAGCATCATCAAGAGTTATGCGTTGAATCGTGCCAGCATCGGCACCAGTAGATATCTTGACCTGGTGGACAACACAGGAAAGTACAGTAGTACAAACATATTTGCATCGGACGGTGCCATCTGGGAAGAAAATCAACTACCTACGTTTTTGTTCACCTGGATCACAAGAAATGAAGTGGCCAGTGTGATCACCAACCAGATACAGCCGCTGTTGGTCACTAATGCATTCACACAATTCTACTATGCTAATTTTGTCAGGCCAAATCTCTTGGTAAACAATCTCACCTGGCATCAGAGTACCACATTGGCCAACGAAACCTCGGGATACTTTGTGAATTCTCTAGGCAATCCCACTGCTATTGGCACCTATTCCAGCACCAACACCCGATACATACAAGTCAGTAGCTTGGTAAAATTTGCTGCCCCTGCTGGTTATTATTTTGATTCCAACAATCGACTCCGCCTGGGAATCCCCACACTGGCGGCTGAACGTCTTGAATTGTGGGCCAGCCCGGTGAGCATATATCTAGATGGTACCAATCAAGGACGAGGCAATTTCACTACTGGGCGGCTGAATGGGCAAGGACCAGTGGTGTTGAATAATTTTATACCCACAGGTGCTATCCCAGTTCAAGTGATTCCATTGTTGATAACAGACATTCCCACCAGCCTTGAAACCAGCATAGCTGATCAGATCTTGTTGTACAGAAATTTTGGTCTGGGATATGACAATCTCACACAGACCTGGTACTTGATCACATCAAACAATCTTGCTGTGGATGCAGACTTTAGTCTGGCCAACGCACAGAGTACCTCTGGCACTAACCAGGACGCTTCGTGGATGATACAGGCTGTGACTGATGGAGTGAAATACACTGTGACCAGCCGTGCATTGGTGTACAATTTTGGATCAGTACTGCAAACCAGATTCTTTTTTGAAACTGGCAATCGTATCTATGATCCAAGAACCGGTAACACCATCAGTGACTATGTAAATGTGTTACGAACCAATAGTCTGCCTGATTCAAATAGCCCATTGCCCAGTGATATCTATCTCAGCATCATTGGGCAACCTGTGCAATCAGATGGCTTTGTGGATGACTATCAGGTCATAGTCAGCTATCGAGACAGCGACAGTGATGGTGTGGCCGACGATCCGGATTTCTTTAGTGAAATTGTTGGCCCAGTGCCAACCACACCTACTGCTGATTCACCTTGGGTATTCTTTGAAAAGACTGTGGATTTTGACAATCTGCAACGATATCTCTTGGTGGAACCAGTAAGAGTGAACAGTGACTATGCCACCCAGGATGACATTGAATTGGTCAAGACCGAATACATCATTGGGCAGATATTCTATGCATATGGTCAGGAAATCTATACAGGGCCGCTCACAGGACAGATTGGTGCATTTTATGAACTGACGATCACTGGCATTGGTGTACGAACCCTGGTTGATGTGACCATTAACTGGTTGGCCAGGACAGGCCGCCCAAGTCTATATTTCCAATACAGGCACAATGCTCCGCTTACGGATCGTATAGATCCGGGTACCACCAACATCATCGATCTGTATGTGGTCACACAGAGTTATTATACAGCATATCAAAACTGGATCAGAGACAGCACAGGCACAGTGGTCCAGCCAGATGTTCCTACCATCAACGAACTAAGCACTGCCTACCAAGGACTCAACAACTACAAAATGATCTCGGACAATGTGGTAGTAAATTCAGTAACATTCAAGCCCTTGTTTGGGCCCAAGGCTGCGGAAAATCTTCGTGCCACCATCAAGGTGATTCGCGCTGCTAATTCAACTGCCAGTGAAAGTGAAATCAAAACCCTGGTTGTGGCCAATCTTGATCGATACTTCAGCATTGACATCTGGAACTTTGGTGATACCTTTTATTTCTCTGAACTGGCAGCATACATACACCGCAACATGGGCGGCGTCGTGAGTTCGGTGGTATTGGTTCCATTGGACCCACTGAAATATTTCGGTGATCTTTACGAAATACGTTCAGCTCCTAATGAAATCTTTGTAAATGCAGCCGGTGTGAGCAGCGTGGAAGTTATCACTGCACTCACATCAAACAACATAAGGACTGCACCGGGCAGCGGAGTGATCTAATGGCAAGAACCAGAAGCGTAGATTTTCTACCACCAATATTTCAAACCAGCACCAACAAGCAATTCTTGGCAGCCACACTGGACCAACTGGTACAGGAGCCCCAGTTCAAGAAAACACAGGGATTCGTAGGACGCCACGTTGGGCCAGGAGTGAACCCCAACGATTACTATGTGATCGAACCAGATGCCACTCGAGCAAACTATCAGCTTGAACCCGGGGTGATCAGCCTGGTGCCGGACACCAACACTATTTCGGATGTTATCACATACCCCGGTATTACCGATGCTATTGGTCGCCAAGGCGGCATCACCAACAATGCTGCAAGATTGTATACCAGTGAATACTACAGCTGGGATCCTTTTGTAAACTTTGACAAGTTTTCTAACTACAGTCAATACTACTGGTTGCCTGCAGGACCATTGGCAGTGGATGTGAGTGCTACCATCATTCCTACCACTGATACATTTGATGTCACAAGAGCAGATAATTATTATGAGTTTTCGGGCATAGCCGGAGAAAACCCTGTCATCACTCTGCTGCGCGGAGGAAACTATAAATTCTCAGTGAATCAAGCACCCAACCAATTCTGGATACAGGCCGAACCGGGAGTAGATGGTGTGTTGCCCTATGCGCCCAACATCAGTTCAAGAACTGTGCTGGGTGTTGGCAACAACGGTGAAGATTCGGGCATAGTGACATTTGATGTGCCGTACAAAAACGCACAGCAGTTCTACTACGACCTTGAGCTCATACCCACTGTTCCCACAGCAGGACAAGTGGACCTGCTCACCACCACATTGCAATTTGATCAGGTCAACAATGTGTTCTTGAGTACGTTCTTGGAACAATATCCTGATGGCATTGATGGCATCACCAATCTCCAGAATCGCACCATAGTTTTCACCAACACCATAGCTGATCCTGAAGATGGCGGCTGGTTGATCACCACACAATTCGATCCGCTGGCGCAAGCACCTGGCAATAATGGATTGCCGGGCAGTTATGATTATCTCACATTTGATCAGACCACGCCCATCCTGGACGTGAACACCAGATACAGCGTGTGGCTGATACAGTATCAGTACACCACCAGCGGCGAACCAATTCTAAAACTGTCATCGGTTACCGCTTGCCCAAATCTCAGCAAGTTCACTGTGATGTTTGGTGCCGAATGGGCAACCACACAATGGTATCGCAATGCCGAAGGATACTTCCAGCAGATACCTTTGCTGACTGCTGTGAAAGATCTGCTGTGGTATCAAGATGGAACCAACCCAGAAATCTTTGGACAGATCCGACTGATAGACCCAGCTGATTCCGAAACCATCAATGTAGACACTGACATACTGGGCAAGAAAACTTATATTTCTCCCAATGGCGTGGTATTCACCAACAATCTGCAGATCACATTCCGTGGCAGCGTGATTCCCGCCAGTTATCAAGATCAAACATACTATGTGGCCGGTGTGGGCACAGCCATCCAACTGCTACCGGTCAGCAACTACGTCACTCCCGAAACCTATACCGAAAGTGCTACCATACCATTTGATTCCTTGGCATTCGATGTGGGAAACTTTGATGGCAGTTTGAACCAGCCTGTGCAGTTGGATTATATCACCATGGCCTTGGATAGTCCAGATCTCAATGCCTGGAGCAGATCAAATCGTTGGTTCCATATTGATGTGATCACAGCCTCTGCTGCATACAACAATACCACGACTGAATTAGATAATGCACAACGAGCCAAGCGCCCAATCATTGAATTCCGTGGTGGTATCAGATTATACAACATGGGAACTCAGGCCAAGCAACCTATAAACATAATTGATCTAAGAGAAACTGACGCATTATCAAACATCAATGGGCAAATTGGTTATGCTGTTGATGGATATGTTTTCCAACAAGGAACCCGGGTGATCTTTGCAAGAGATTTAGATGCCCAAGTGCGAGACAAAATATATGTGGTCAACTTTATCAGCCCATCTTCTGTGCCATTGCCCGACAGCTCATTGAACGATCAACCTATCATTGATCTTGTGCCTGCTACGGATGCAGAGGCTCTGATTGATCAATGTGTGGTGTGCCTAAGTGGTAGCACATTACAAGGCATAACCTTCCGCTATGACGGAGAACAGTGGATTCGCTCACAAGAAAAAACATCGGTAAATCAAACTCCCATGTTCGATGTATACGATCTCAATGGATACAGTCTGGGCAATCGAGCGGTATATCCCAGCACCACTTTTTCAACAACCAAGAACAATCTTGGCGACACAGTTGGCGGCAGTGCATTGTTCAGTTACGCCATTGGAACCAGTGGAATAGCAGACACAGTTTTGGGTTTTCCTCTGCGTTATCTCAGCCTCAACAATATAGGAGACATTGTTTTTGACAACAATTTGTACACAGATACATTTGTGTATGTCAAGGACAACATCAGCACAACCGAAAACATCAGCATTGGTCATGCGCGCGAATATGCCAACAGAATAGTGTACAAAAAAGAAATCGGCTGGCAAACCGCAGTGGTCAAGAGTAACATCTATCAACAATTCAGTTTTACCTATACCAGCGAGGTTATCACAGGATCTATCACTGGTACCACACTCACAGTCACGGTACCGCCTGCTGATGGAGTATCTTTACAACTGGGACAAACACTCAGCGGCCCGGGCATCACAGCTGGCACAGAGATCACAGAGTTTCTCACTGGTACCGGAGGAGTAGGAACATACACAGTATCGTTCTCGCAGACTGTGTATTCACAAGTGATAGCAGTGACATCACCCTTGGTACTGGATGTGGCTGTGGTGCCAACCGGTGCTGTGCCCAGCATCAAGTTGTATGCTACCA